GAACGCCGCCCCGTCCGCGTTGAGATATTCGATCTGGTCACGTATACCCTGGACCAGTTTCTCGACGGCAGATTTGCCCTTGCCCTTCTCGGCGCTACCGCTCCCGCCGCCGCCCTTGAAGGCGTTGAGAATCGCATCGATCTCTTTTGAAGTTTTTGCCTCTTCGCGCACGAGTCCCAGCTCTGTGGGACTGTACCCGCCCTTGCCGGACTGCCGGGAGACGGCCGCCCGATCGTAAGCCTCCATCGCTTTTGCCCGGGCAAGGGCGTCCTGCTCCGCCCGGAGGTCGGCAAGCTCTTTACTCCTCCCGGACTCGTTCAGTCCGAGCCCCCGACGCTCAGAGAGAGTTTCTACCCCCTTCGCGCTCCAGTCGGCGCTTGCGAGGACCGCCAGAGCCGCCGCGGCACCGCTGAAAACGGCCGCGTTCGCAGAGAGGAAAATGGCGAGGTTGCGCAGGGCCTTCAGCGCCCCGGCGGCCCCGCTGGTGATTTTGGAAAATATTAGTATCATGGGACCGATGGCCGCGGCCATGAGCCCCCAGTTAACGATGTTCGTTTTCATCTCCGGACTGAGCTCGGAGAAGGCTTTCGTCACGTCCGCTACCCGGTTCGCCGCCACCATGAGCGAGGGTGTGAGGGTATTCCCGATCTCCCGCCCGGTGGCGGAAATCTGGTTCCGGAGGATCTTCAGCCGGGATTCCGTGGTCTGGTAGAATATAGCCGTCTTTTCCTGGAGTTCGTTGTTTTCCCTCCACGCCTTACTGCCCAGCTCAACGGCATTTGTGAAAACGTTGCTTGCGCCGGTCGCCCTCAGGATGGCATCCCGGAGACGGATCTCCGTGATCCCCATTTTATCGAGGACCTCAATGGCTGTCATTCCAGTGCCCTTCAGAGACGCAAGCCCCTGGATGAATTTTATGATTGCGCCCGTCGCGTCCTGCTCGAACAGGGTGGAAAATTCCTGTACCGACATCCCCGCTACGGTGGCAAAATCCTTGACGGCGTCGCCGCCCTTGACCGTGGCGAGCTTCATTTCAATCATCAATTTGGAAAACGCTGTGCCGCCAGCCTGCGCCTCGATCCCCACGGACGAGAGCGCGCCGCCGAGCGCCATTATCTGCGCCTCGGTCATGCCCACCTGTTTGCCCGCACCGGCAAGCCGGAGACCCATCTCCACGACCTCTTTTTCAGTCGTGGCGAGACTGTTGCCCAAGGCGACGACAGTAGAGCCGAGCTGGTCAAAGTCCTTCTGGCTCATCTGGGTGATGTTGGCGAACCGCGCCAGTGAGTCGGCCGCCTCGTCAGCGGACATATTTGATGTCTCGCCGAGCTGAATCATGGTCTTCGTGAAGCCCAAAATATTCTGGCGCTGGATTCCGAGCTGCCCGGCGGACGCGGCGACACGTGCTATCTCCTCGGCCGCCGTAGGCATGGTCTTGGACATCTCAATGATGCCATTTTCCATGGCCTTCAGTTCAGCCTCAGTGCCGCCCACTGATTTTTTTACTTTGGCAAATGCCGACTCGAATTTCACGGCCTCACGGACCGCCAGCGCTCCGAGTCCCACGAGGGGGGCGGTGACGTTGCGGGTCATGGCCGAGCCGAACCGCTGGGCGTTAGCGCTCAGCTTGCCGAGCTTGTACTCCACACGCTTCAGACCACGCTCGAGTTCAGTCACGTCAGCGCCGAACACGTATCTAATCTTTTTCTTCGCCACTCTTATCCCCCCTCCTGGACCTGACTTTATTTTTCAGATGTTCGTGGTATTCGCCCTTGCTCATAATCTGCCCATCCACCCAGTACCCGGCGAGGTCGTTTGTCCGGACGGGGTGCTTCAGCCGGCCGCAGGCGTTCATGATCCAGGCCGCCTGCTGCGCCCTGTCCTGCGATTCCAGGTATTTCGAGTAGCGCCAGGCGTAGATAAGATCGTCCACTTCTCCCCAGGTAAGCTGCCACAGATCTTCGTGGGAAAGCCGCAGGGGACCGAGAGCTATCAGCACAAGTTCCTGTGCCGCCTTCTCCCAGTCCCCCGCCGTCAGTTTTTTCCCTTCTCCTCCGCGGCCGCGTCAGGCAGTCCGAACACCCGCTTGAACGATGCGAGGAATTTCGGGACAGCCTCACCCAGCGCGTCGATGTACAGTTTCTCCTCGGAGTCTAGGAGATCCCCCACTTCGTCGAGAGTGAGACCCCTGTTATTCCAGAGCATCCCCGCCCAGATGATTGACGTGCCGAGTTCCATGTCCCGCCCGTCGAATCCTCCAGTGAGGATGTCCGCAGGTGATCTCCCGATTTTCTCCTGCAGTGCCCTCAGTGCGTTCACGCCGTATTTCAGTTCACCGATTTTCTCTTTTAAACTCATACCGGATTCAGCTCCAGTTCCCCATCGCCCTGGATGGAAATCGATACACCAACCGCGTCCTCAGTTGCGCCGCTCGGAGCCCAGTTGGTGATATGCCCCGTCCCGACATACTCCGCCAGTTCATCACGGAGAGTCACCGCCGGATCTGTCGCCCCGGTGAGGGACGCGCTTCCGAGGGTGAGGCTCGCCTCCACCCCGGAGGGGAATGAAATGACAAAATCAGCCCCGTTTGGCACCACGAGAATTCCGGGGTCGTCGTAGACTGTCCGCAGGGAGGTCTGGATGGCGGCTGCCGTTGCGTTGTGCGGAAGAGCGTCGGTAACGATCGTGTCCCCGTCGCCAAGGGTGTACGTGCCGCCTGTCGCGCCGCCCAGGTCGAGGTCGTAGATTTCGTCCGCGCCGAAGGGCAGGAATGTGAATTCCATAGGAGTGCCCGCAAGCGCCCGCGCTACCAGTTCCTCCTGCCCGGGGTCTGCCGGGTCGTAAAAAAGTTCCATGGTCCCCGACCAGCCAGCCTGTCCGACGATGAAGTTTTTCCACGTGGAGGCGAGCGTTGAAACGTCAATGGTCCCGAGGGCGGTCTCAATGGAAAATGACCGCACCTCCCCAACAGGCACCGCCACCCCGGCGACATCGAGCCGGACGATGGCCTTTTTTGCCGCTATCGCGCCCATATCATCACCGCCTTAGGAGGCGTTGGCGTTCAGCGCGAGCTCGCCTGTGCCCTGGAACGAGATAGACAGCCCCACCGCGTCTTCCGTCGCGCCGGAGATGCCCATGGACGTGATGTACGCCGTGCCCACCAGTTCCGTTTTTCCCGCACCAGCCCCAAGGGGCTGCACCGTGATGGTGCAGAGCGTCCCGGCCCGTGCTTTGCTCACAAGGTCAGCCTGTGCCGCGTCCGTCGGGTCGTAAAAACATTCCAACGATCCGGACCATCCTGACTGCCCGACCAGGTAGTTTTTCCACGTGGTGCTGAGTACGGACGCGTCGATGGTTCCGAGCGCCGTTTCAATCGAGTAACTCCGAACCTCCCCCAGCGCCGTGGGGGTCGCGTCCACCGTCAATTTCAGAACGCTATATTTCGCAGCAGTTGCGCTCATTTGATTACCTCCTCAAAAAAAAGGCCCCTCGCATGGAGGGGCTTATCTGTCGTATCCCTTAATTGTCAGTACGCCGTGGTACCATCCGGACGGGTCTTTTAAGACCGTCAACTCCTCGTAAAACCACTCGGACGGGAGCGCCGCCCGCACGAGGTCCGCGATTTCCAGCACCTCTTTCCTGCCCTGGTAGCTGCTCCAAATGTCCAGGTCGTAGTACCAGACGCGCTCCGCCTCGCTGATGATGCGCCCCCGGAGGGACTGCTGATACCCGAGAGCGATGTACGGCCCCGATGTGCCCTCCGGCACCACGTCATACACGCCGGTGATTTTCGCCATGAGGGCGGCATTCCCTGTCAGAGCGGTGTAGACGGCCTGCGCCGCTGCTAGGTGGCTCATCCCTCCACCCCCTTGCGCAACGCCTCATACATCACGGAGGTCAGCCGCTCCTCTGTTTCCTGCTCGTGGGCGCGGCCGGAGGGGTACAGAAAAGGACGGGCGGGTCTTTTCTTCGTCGAGTGCTCGACGAAGTGAGCGTAATAAACGTCTACCCCACCAGATTTACCTCCTGCTGACACAGAAGCATCGAGGGTTTTCTTTGACACCCATGGGCTGATGGTGCTTCTCAATGCCCCGGTGTCAACAGGAACTCTCCGGCGTGCATCGTCGGCAATTTTGTCCGCCATTTCCTTCAGTACCTTCCGTGCGTCCTCTTGAACGTCAATACGCGCTTTCCGAAGGTCGCGAATAAGCTCATTAGTTCCCTCAACTCTGATATTTATTGGATGGCTCATGGCAGCTCCACCGCACAGTCGAGGTCAATCCACTCGCGCCCTTCCGGACGGATCGCCTTGACGATGAGCCGGAACGTCCTCCAGATCACCACGTCATTGATCCGCACCGTCATGGTGGTGGTGGACTGCCGTATCCTGACAATGTGCGTCCGGATCTCAGCGTCAGCCCCGGCGAGTATCCCGTCCTTGGAGGCAGGCACCCGTACCCCCGCCCAGACAGTGGCGACCGTCTGGTCAGTTACCGTCCAGCCGCCCATTCCGTCAGTGGTGCGTTTCTCCCGCTTGATGTCGATACGGTCGCAGAGTTCGCCGATCCGGCTCATACCGTCGCCTCCCGGTACGGGGCGAGCAACTGTTTCACGCCCCACGGGATGGTCTGTATGGCGTATTTCGTGTCGGCCGCCGCCTCGCGCTGCTCGTACCATTCACCGATCAGCAGTAGCATGGCCTGTTTGATCGCCTGCGGGATGTTCGCGTCGTAGTCCGTTTCCTCCGTGTCCGGGTCGCCATCTTCCTCGCCGGGAATGACCGTGACCACCGGCTCGTACCCTGTGGTGTAGGTGATCTCGATGGCTCCCGGCCCCCGGAGGCGTGCCGTCGGCCATGATTCATACGGTTCGAGGGCAATCTCCCCGCCGGGGGTGAGGTAGTAGAGGTCCGTGCTGGCGGTATGCTCTGCCCCGTCACTGTCCGTGTATTTCACGCTGTCGATTTTCTGCACCGGGCCGCAGGGGAGGCGGAAGGGGGAGTATGGCCACACTGAGAGGTAGACGGCCCGGGTCTGCTGGACGAGGCTGCCGGAGATGTAGTTTTCCACGTGCTCCCGGGCCGCCGTGATGAGTGCGGTAATGAGCGTGTCGTCCGTGGAATGGTCAACGCGGAGATGGAGCTTCGCCTCCGCGCTGGAGAGAGGTTCCGCCGCCGGAGGGGTAACTACTTTTAGCTCCATCGGTTTCACCTCCTACTTTTTCCGGGGCTTAGCTTTGGGCTTAACGGCTCTCTCAGCACGAGGTTCCACCGCAGCCGTCTCCACCACAGGAGCCACCACAGGCGGCGCAGGCCTCGGCTTTTCGAGAGCGACGGCGTACCCGCCTGACACCAGCCCGGCGGCCACCTCCAGCGGCAGGGTGATTTCATCTTCGGGGGCCGCCTTCCAGTCCGGCCCGGCGGCGCGGGTCAGCATACGTACCCTCACAGCACCACCCCCTCTATCAGAAATTCAAACGTCCCGGCCCCGGCGTTCCCGCCGTTCGCCACGGTGATTTTGATTCTTTCGTCGCACACCGGGATCGGCGCATAGGAGCCGGACACGTCCGTCCCCGTGTTGTCCTGTGCCGGAACCATCGGGTAGATGACGGTGCTCGCGGCAAGGTTGTCCTTGTCCCAGACCACCACCGCGCCCTTGTCGGTCACGATGTCGATGTCCGAACCTCCGTCAAGCCCGCCGCTCGAAGGTTTGATGTACTGAACGGACCGTACCATCCCGTTCAGGGCCGGTGTGTATGCGGTCGCGCCTCCGTATGCGTCCGTCACGATCGCGACGGATACCCGTGTCAGTCTCATGCCGTCACCCCCTACTCGGAGGCGAGGATACCGACACCCTCAAGAGCCGCCAGAACGGCGTTGAGCTTTGTTGCGATTGCGGCGAGGTCAACCCCAAGTGCCGCCGCCTGTGCTGCCGTCATGTCCGTGCCGGTGTCGATCCCGGCGAGGTTTGCCGTGATGGCGAGGTTCGCTATAGTGCTCGCCTGAGTTCCGGCGGCCGTGATTTTCCCGCCGTTAACGACAAGCTCGTCACCGCCCTGTTTCATGTACACTTTCGCGCTGTAGCTCAT